GTCGTAGAACGTATGAAGGAGTTGAGTCAGAACCTCGGATCAGCATTTGGACGATTGATAAATGAGACCATGATTCCACTTGTTGCAAAAATACTACAAGTGATGGATGACAGAGGCATTATCGATATGCCTTTGCGTGTTAATGGACTAGAGGTTAAGGTAGCACCAGTTGCTCCATTGGCTATGGCTCAGAACATGGAAGACGTAACCAACGTCATGCAGTTCGTACAGATGGCTCAAGGCTTTGGCCCAGAGGGTCAAGCCACACCGAAGATGGGCGAGATTACAGACTACATTGCAGAAAAGCTGGGCATCCCAACAAAACTGCGGTATGACTCCGCTGAGAGACAGTACAACCTCCAGCAGATTGCACAACAGGCAGCTCAGGTTGCCGAGCAAAACCCAGAGGCTGTACCAGAAATGCTGAAAATGGCTGGAGGCTAATAGATGAATGTTGACGGATGGGCTGGCCTAGAAAGTGTAGTTACAGATATTCGCGATGTTGACCAATCAGTAGAAGACCTAAACAAATTATGCCTCCGAGTTCTCAGCTCAGAGGATGGCGAAAAACTAATGAAGTGGTTAAGAGCCACTTTGTTAGAGCAGCCAGTTGCCTTGCCTGGCGCTGATCCTAGCTATGCTTTTTACCGAGAAGGACAAAACAGCGTAATTAGGGATCTTGAAGCAAGGATTAATAAAGCAAGGAAAATGTAAACATGGAAACTACCGAAGCAGTCCAGCCCACAGAGAATGGTGGCCTACTGGACTCAGTAACAACTGAGGACAGCCAAGGTACCGAGCAGCAAAACCCAGAATCAACACAGATATCTCATTTAGCAGAGCAAGAGGATGACACTCCGCTAGACCGGCCTGATTGGTGGCCTGAGAACTTTTGGAAGAAAGACGATTCAGCCCCCGATCTAGAGGGCATAGCCAAGTCTTGGATGGATCTTAGGAAACAGATATCGCAAGGCAAACACAAGGCACCCGCAGATGGTAAGTATGATGCATCCGCATTTGGTGCTGTTCCTGAGAATGACCCAGTTCGTAGCCACGTTATGAGTTGGGCGCAAGAGAATGGGATATCGCAACTCGCTTTAGATAGCTTGGTTGGCAAGGTTGTTGGTATGGGGGCAGAGAAAGTAGAGTCTGTTACCAGATCACTTGCTGAAGAGAAAGCATCTCTTGGCCCTAACGCAGATGTCATTATTAAAGGAATGACAGATTGGGCTAGAGGTCTTGTAAACAAAGGGGTATGGGGCAAAGATGATTTTGAAGAGTTTAAGTACATGGGCGGTACTGCCAAAGGCTTAAAGGCTTTGATGAAACTGCGTGAGACCTATGAAGGTTCTCGCATCCCAGTTGAGTCTGTACCCATTGAGGGCGCTCCCTCCAAAGACGAGTTGTACCAAATGGTTGGTGATCCTAAGTACAAGACAGATCCATCCTACCGCGCCAAGGTTGAGAAGATGTTTGCTCAAAATTTCGGCTAATATAAAGAATCTCCTCACGAGAGTGACCCTTGCCCCGGTGCAGTTTGCCGGGGTTTTTTTATCCACATTTAGTAGATGTAAAAAATATTTCACTAGATGTTGTATTTTTCCTACATTTCTGCTAGAAACTCATTAAGGCATACCATTTAGTTGGCCCTTGATGCAGATTAATCTGACGATTGGCTACCGCAAGTAGCAAGCGTAGGCCCTGGCAACAGGCACACCAAAGCAAAAACCCAATTTATTTTTTACCTATTTAGGAGAAACACATGAGCATTTCATTATCTAATGCCTTTGTTACCCTCTTTGATGCTGAGGTAAAACAGGCTTTCCAGGGCAAAGCAATGCTGGTAGGTGCTGTTCGTCAGCGTAGAGGAGTTGAAGGCTCTACTGTTAAGTTTCCAAAGGTTGGCAAAGGTGTGGCTACCCCACGCATTGCACAATCTGACGTAACCCCATTAAACGTAGCATTTTCAAGTGTAACTTGCACCCTATCTGACTTTAATGCCGCTGAGTACAGCGACATTTTCAGCCAGGCTAAAGTTAACTTTGATGAGCGCCAAGAGCTTGTACAAGTTCTAGGCCACGCTATTGGCCGTAGACAAGACCAGTTGATTCTTGATGCTTTGACAGCATCTAGCACCAGCTTGACTGTTTCTAACGATATCGGTGGTAGCGATACCAACATGAACGTAGCCAAGTTGCGTGAAGCCAAGAAGTTGTTGGATAAAAATAACGTACCTCCAGAGGGTCGTAACATTATCCTCCACGCAAATGGTTTAGCATCGTTGTTGTCTGAGACAGCTGTAACTAGCTCTGACTTCAATACTGTTAAAGCTCTTGTTGCTGGTGAAATCAATACTTTCTTGGGCTTTACTTTCCATATCCTTGGTGACCGCTCTGAGGGTGGCCTAGCAGTTGATGCGTCTTTAGACCGCACTTGCTTTGCTTTCCACAGAGATGCCATCGGCTATGCAGAAGCTATTGCTCCACGCACCGAAGTTAACTACATCCCTGAGAAGACCTCGTTCCTCGTGAACAGCATTTTCTCAGCCGGTGCAATTAACATCGATGATGAGGGTATTGTCAAAATCACCGCTCGCGAATCTTAATCTAAGGAGAGAATGATATGGCATATTCTAATACTGGTTTAGTAACTGTTTGTGCATCGAAGTCTGGTAATGCACCATCGATGTATTTATATAAAACAACAGACACCCAAGCTACAGTTAATACTGTAAGCTACTTTGACAGCATTGCAACGCTGTTAAAAGTGGGTGACATTATTTTTGTCTATGACGCTACTACCCCCAGCTTAGTGTTGACTTACGTCAACGCTGTGTCTTCAGCTGGTGTGGTTGACATTGCTGATGGTACAACTATAAGTGCAACCGATACTGACTAATAGTATCTAGTAACAAGATGGGCTATTGCTGGCAAAACTGGCGATAGCCCATTCTTACATTGGAGATTTAAATGGCAGCTGGCGATACCGCACTATCAATATGTTCTGATGCTTGCGTGATGTTAGGCGCAAAGCCAATATCTTCATTTAACGAAGGTAGCGAGGAGGCATCAATATCAGATCGCCTATACCCAGACATTCGTAGCCAAGCACTAATGCTGTACCCTTGGTCTTTTGCTTTTAAAAAGACATCTATAGCTCAATTGGTAACAACTCCTACTAACGAGTATCGTTACGAGTATCAACTGCCTGGTGACCGATTAGGATCGCCTAGAGCTGTTTACGATAGTAATTCTGTTGGCATCCCACCTCGTAAAGAATACAGAATCATGGGCAGCAAACTATTGACTGACTATGAAGAGGTTTACATTGATTATCAATACGCTGTACCTGAGTACGATATGCCAAGCTACTTTGTGCAGCTGCTCAAGTACATGATGACTTGGCACCTTGCTTTACCTATTACAGATCAGACCGAGAAGAGCCAGTATTGGCAGTCTGTTGCTATTGGATCACCATCAGAGAATGGGCGCGGAGGCTATCTTAGACAGGCTATGAACATTGATGGAGCCGGTAGTCCAACTAACGCAATTAATGATTTCTCACTTATTGCTGTGAGGTATTAATGGCTCGCTTTGTCTCTATCCAGACAAACTTTTCTACTGGTGAGTTAGACCCATTGCTCCGAGCAAGGGTTGATTTGGCTGCCTATCAGAACGCATTAGAAGAGGCTACCAATGTGGTGTGTCAGCCACAGGGTGGCATTAGACGTAGACCAGGTACAAAATTTATATCAGCTCTAGCAAATACAGGAGCAGAGTCAGCTGGCAATGGCACACGTTTAGTTGAGTTTGAGTTCAGCACATCAGACTCCTATATGCTCTGTTTTACGCATAATCGGATGACTGTATTTAAAAACAAAACTTTAATTACAAACATTAATGGTAGCGGTAACAATTTTCTTGATACGTCAGCTCTAGGGCTAACTGGTGCTAGGTTGGCTAATATTGTGTGGACACAGTCTGCCGATACACTCATTGTGACTCACCCAGATGTTGCACCAATTAAGATTGTCCGAGGTGGCACAGATGCAACATGGACAGGCTCAACTATTACTTTTGACTCTATTCCAAAGTATGCTTTCACCGCTGCTTTTTCTAATCCAGCTGGTACCCTAACACCATCCGCTGTATCTGGTAAGGTTACATTAACCGCCTCATCTGCTGTATTTTCAGCCGGCAATGTTAATCAATATATTAACGCAACACCACAGGGCAGAGCTAAGATTGTTAAATTTACATCGACAACCTCTGTTGATGCTATTACTGAGTTTCCATTTTTTAACACAACAGCTATTGCTAATGGATCGTGGGAGCTAGAGTCTGGCTATGAAGATGTGTGGAGTGCAACAAAAGGATATCCACGCTCGGTAACATTCCACGAAGGCCGTTTATATTTTGGTGGGTCTAAGACTAGGCCATCAACTATATGGGGTTCTAAGGTTGGATTGTTCTTTGACTTTGACCCTACTGAAGGGTTGGATGATGATGCTATTGAGGCAACATTAGACACCAACACATTCAACGCAATTGTTGACATTATCTCTGGTAGAGACTTACAAGTATTTACAACAGGAGGTGAATTCTATGTTCCTCAAAACGGCCTTGACCCAATTACTCCAACGAATTTCTTTGTTAAAACAGCAAGCCGTAACGGCATTAAAGAAGGTGTTAGGGTTCAACAGTTAGAGTCTGGCACCCTGTTTGTACAACGACAAGGGAAATCATTAAATGAGTTTGCTTATACTGATACGCAGCTTACATACGTCACGCAGAAGATATCGTTACTTGCTGGCCATCTCTTGCGTACTCCAACTCGTATGGCTTTGCGTAGGTCTGTGGCTACTGATGAAAACGACTTACTGCTAATTACTAATTCAGATGACGGCACGATGGCTGTGTTCTCATTACTCCGCGCCCAAAACGTCATTGCTCCATCAGAGTTCATTACTGTGGACGGATCTTTTGTGGATGTGGGTGTAGATATCTCAACCATCTATGTGGTAGCAAAACGTAATGTAAATGGTGTATTCCAATACTACGTTGAGGCTTTTGACAACGCCTTACTTACAGACTCTGCCACAACTGGTGGGGTTGCTGCATCAGTATCAGTTACTCATATAGCTACAGAGACAGTCAATGTAATTTTAGATGGATCGGTACAAGCTAACCAAGTCGTACCTGGCGGTGGAACAGTTACATTCCCACGCTCATCAGTTACTAAATTTGAGGTAGGCTTACCTATGACAGTCAAGGCAGTAACCATGCCTGTAGACCTAAAGCTACAGACAGGCACACGCATTGCATTTAAGAAAAGAATTGTTGAGGTTAACGCGTTGGTGGCTAGTACCCAGCACATGAAGATTAATACCATTGAGGTGCCATTTAGAGCGTTTGGTGACATTCTTGATGAAGCAGTTGATGAGTTTACTGGCATCAAAACAATACATGGACTACGAGGCTATACGACAGAGGGCAAGATTACTGTAGAGCAAGACATACCATTAAAGATGACCTTGCTCGGTTTAGAGTACAAAGTAGCAACACATCAGGGGACATGATATGGCACTACCAGTTGCAATAGCACTTACAGTAATCAGCGCAGCTGGATCTATCAAGGCTGGCCAAGACCGCAACAAGATGTATCAGATGCAAGCAAAGCAAGCAGAGGTTGAGTCTGACCGCAGAGCTGTGCAGTATGAGTTACAGGCTAACGATATTCTTAGACGTACCAACCAAGCCAACGCAGCCGTAGTAGCTCGTGGCTTTGCTGGTGGTACGCAAGGATTTGAGGGATCGGCTGGATTAATACAGGCTGTCAACAATACTCGCGGTGGCAAAGAGTTTGCGTTTGCTTTACAAAATGCAGACATGGCACAACGCGGTGGTTTGATACAAGCAAGTCTGTATCGAGGTGCTGGGCAGATTGCTGAACAGGCTGGCTATTTTGATGCCGCTGGTAAGCTGGGTTCTGCTGGATTTCAGTTTGCAAAACTAGGATAGGTTAATTATGGCTGAACTTCCACGCTACCAACCAACTGGCTATCTGCCAGCAGATGTTCCACGTCTAGACTTTGCCAACATCAAAGAGTCAGTTGCTATGACTCAGGGAATTAGCGCTGCATTAGATAGACTATCTAGCTTTGCATTTAAAGAAGCCGCAGAGATAGCCCAAAGAGAGGGCGCTCAATATGGTGTAGAGAACGCACCAACAATGGAGCAAGTATTAAAAGCACAGGAACAGGGTCAAAGCCCAGCTGAATTGTTTGCAAAGCCTGGTACATATTTTGGTGATGCAGCTAGAAAAGTACAAGCCCAACAAGTTCGCATTGATTTTGAGGCAAAAGCTAGACAAAACCTAGACTCTGTAAGCGCGGCAATTGATTCTGGAGCATTTGACTTAAATCAAATACAAACAGAAATTAAAGCCATAACCACAAATAATGGTAGCTATCGTAAGGTTCTTGCATCTATTGATGCTGATGAGGCTATGAAATTTAGTGCATCAATATCTAATGCTGGTAACGCTGTATATAAAAAAGCTACAGAGCAGTATTTAAAATTGGTTGGAATTCAAAATGAAAGAGTTGCAGAGCAATCTCTTAATTCATATTCAACAATTATTAAAGACACCATAAAAGCAGAAAACGATCCAAAAATGCTTTTAGAAAGAATTAATGTAGAAAAAAGAAACGCATCAGCGTTAATAGGAAGAAGCACAAATCCAGAGTTTGTAAAGAAAAAAATGGATGAACTGGACAGTAAGGTATACACAAACATTGCTGAACATTTGCTAGACCCAGATGTTTCTAAAAATCCAACAGAAGCGTTAATGAAAATACAATCTGGCAATGTAGGCAATCTTAGTGAAGTATACAAAACACTAGACAAAGATAAGCTAGGCGCTGCTGCTCTTAAAGTAATGACAGACAGAAGGGCATCATTAGCGGCCGCTAAAGATATTGAAAAAATAGGAAACGAAGGAAAAGTAAACGATTTACTTATTGAATACTTTGATCCAAAAACAACTGGAGCTAGAAAAAAAACCATTGGTCTAGAAATGGTTAAATCAAGAGTTCTGTCTATTGAACAAATAGAAAAGTTCTTAAATCCTAATTTAGAAGATGGTGATACATCAGCGTTTTCAAATATTATGTTACGAGTTAATACTGGCTTAATTACCGACCCAGACGAATTGCGTAAAACTGCAAGTAAGGCTGGAATAAATGGAAAGCAGCTTGGAAAGTTAACAGAAAGACTATTGACAAAAGTTGATGACTTTGAAAAAGTTGCTTATGCCAAATTAAGAAGAAACTCTGGATTGCCAGATGTTAGCGTTGGAAAAAACAAACAAAACGCACATCAGTTTGATAAAGAAAAATTGTTAAATGAATTCTATGAAGAAATAAAACAATCTGAAATATTGGATAGGGGATCATTTGACCCAAGAAAAACCTCAGATATTGCAATAGAAAGATATAACAATACTGTTGCCAAAACTTTAACAAAAACTGCTGCTCAAACAAAAATTAATGATGTTGTAAAAAATGAGTTATTAGGAAAAGGAAAGGTTACTGCTGGATTTTCTATTGATGCAGATACTAACTTAGATGATTTATTAAGCAAAAATATTATTAATCAAAACCAATATAACCATTTAATTGGTTTACAAACTGAGTTGCGAAAACAATAATGGCATACACTAAATTTGAGCAAACCTATGTAGATGCATATCTAAACAATATGTATCCAGATGTTGAGGAAGAACAGTCTCAAGATACTATGTTGGCCGCAGCTCCTACTACCGAGCTTACTGGTCAAGTTACTGTGTCTGGATTTCAGCCCCAACAAGTTAGGACAGATGTTCAGCCAGAGCTTGGTGTAGCTAGACCAATCCCACAGAATAAAGCCCAAGAGGCATTGGGATACATTGGCGAGTTGCTAACTAAGGCTGGTGTACAGCTTGATAAGGTTGGGATTGATATACCAGTATTAGGTAGGATATCTCTCAAGGATCTAACTGTTGGAGAGTCAGGCAAAGTATTAGAAGATATGGCTTTAGGTTTTTACCCTATTGAGGGAGCCGGTGGCTTTATCTCAGGCACGACTAGAATTAAACCTGATCCCGCATTAGAGTTATTAAATATTGCACCGATTGCTGGAGCTGCTGCAAAAGTTGCTGGTAAGGGTGTTGTTAAAGCTGGTCAAGCAGTAGCGCCAAAGGCTGCCGAAATGGCAGAAGGCTATATGCGTTCTATTGGTGGTATTGCTGATATTGCACCAGTAGGGCCAAGAGCAAATGTTGTAAGTACCCGCCTACCAACAGCAGTTAAAGCAACAGAAGATCCATTAGCATCTAATTTAATTGTTGATTTTGAGGCAATTAAAAAAGATCCAGAAGCATTTAAGCACAACATGGGTTTAGTTCAGCAATATCCTAATTTTGTTTCTAAAGCAAGAAACCCAGAAAAACGTGCAGAAGATTTTATTACAGAAGTAAAAGATAACCTTTTGTATTTATATGACAAGGTTCCAGATCAAACTCGTCAACGCAGTAAGCTCTGGTACGATGGCGCTCGAAATATTGTGGACGATTGGACAGGAAAGTATGGAGCCAATGACAATGCAATTTCTGGTGTACTAGCTGTACTGTCTCCACAAAAAGATTGGTTTATGAATGTGTCGCTTGGTGAGCGTGTTCTAGACACAATGACCAATAAGCAATCCTTTAAGTGGGATAGCTCAATGGATGATATGGCCAAGATAATTTGGGTTAAGCCACAATACGCACCAATGGTTGATGCGATTCGTGGTAAAACATTAGCCGAGCTAGATGACCCAGGATTAAAGGCTATGTGGTTGCGTACTTATGACCAAGCATATAATCCTCGTGAACATCAGATCGTAAACCCAGAAGGCACGTTTGCCGGGGTTAGGTTGACTGACAAGGGTGTGCCATACAAAACTGGGTGGGGTTCTTTAAATGAAATTGGTAAAGCGGTTAACATTTTTGAAAACCCAACATTAGCAAATATTAGCAATAACCTTGGCCAGCAACATAAGGTTCGCAATTTTTATAACAATATTTATGATCCAACTAATCCGGCTGGATATGTAACTGTTGATACTCACGCTGTTGCTGCTGGGTTGCTAAGACCTTTGTCTGGAGCATCTACAGAAGTAGCTCATAATTTTGGCTCAAATATGCTTGGTCAGGTTGGGCCAAAAAATAGCTCTGTAACTGGAGTGCAAGGTACATACGGACTTTATGCAGAGGCTTATCGTAGAGCAGCTCAAGAGCGTGGGGTATTGCCAAGAGAAATGCAGTCCATTACATGGGAGGCAGTAAGAGGCCTATTCCCAGATACATTTAAAAATGAAAAAAATTCTAAACTAATTGATAGTATTTGGTTAAAATATAGAAAAGGACAGATATCTCAAACGGAGGCTAGGGATGAAGTATTCAAATCAGCAAATGGAATCAACCCCCCAGAGTGGGAAAGAAGTGGACTACGTTCTGGAGCTGCTCAAGAAATTCAGCCTACCGCTGACCAGGGAAAACTATCTGGGTCTAGCGTACCCGGAGGGAATCCCGGAGACATGGGGAGCGGAAAACGAGGTAAAGCTGCCAAAGGAAATACAACTAGCGTAACAGGTCAGCCAGGCGGTATGGCCATTGGAGAACAATAATGTCCATTAAGCCACTTAACGAGCGCTTAGACGAGTTAGCTGGTCAAGGTGAGGTACAACCTAAACCAGCAGTTGAGATGCCCACAGAGGGCGCTGGAATCGATCTAGGTACTGTGCAACCATTGGAGTATGAGCCAAGCGATATTGACGAATCAGAGGGTGTTAAGGTTGCTGGGTTAGGCAAAATACCAGAAGTGTTTAGTGGTGTTGCTAAGATGTTTAGCAAGGAAACCAAAGGGCTGGTAAACAAGGGTAAAGATGCTGTGGATGAGGTTGTTCCACCAGAGTTAATTAAGCCAGTAACTACAGATGTACCCCTAAAAGTACCCAAGGCCAAGGGCATAGAGCAGCCCATTTCAATTCAAAAGTTTGAGGAGGCATTGCCCTTTGCTAAGACCGAGGGTGTGCCGCCAGACTTATTGCAAAACCTTAACCGCATTGAGGGTTCAGATGACCTAAAGCGGGTAGTAGATGCAATCAACAGAGCATCCGGCATTGAGGTTGAGAGGGTTACCTTTGAGCAGCTGCAAAAGTCTGCCGTAGAACGTGGCTTTGGCACATCTTTTATACGAGAGATGGACGAGCTAAAGGCTATGTATGGCGATCTACCTGTTGACTATATGCGCTTTAGGTTTGCAATGCACAATAACGTCAGTCAGTTTTATGAGGTTATGCAGAAGTCTAAACTTGATCCAACCAATCAAGACCTAAAAGCTGAATTAATCTATCGCCTAAATCTACAGAGCGCAATTATTGATTCGGCTACATCTGTTAGAACCAAGGCAGCTCAAACCACAGCAGCTGGTAACATCATTATCCCAGCCCCTAACTCTGATGAAATGAAGAGGCTGTTAGCTGATCCAAAGACGGACGAGGGTCTTGTTGAGCTAATGGGCGCAATGGATAACTTGCTTGAAACAACAGCAAAAGAGGGTCTATTAAACAAGGTATCCAAGGTTGGATTACTGCGTGATCTGTGGGATCTAACCTATAAAAATGGCTTGCTTTCAGCAACAGGCACACACGTTGTTAACGCAACATCAACTGTAGCATTTATGACTAGCACGTTAGCCACTCGACAGTTGGCCGGTATTGCTGGTTCTATAAAAAGAAGTTTTGGATTTCAAGCAGAAGTTGAAATGGGCGAGGCCGCAGCAATGCTTGCTGGCATGATCCACTCATTTAGAGATGCTATGAGACTTGGTTGGGTTGCTCTCAAAACAAATACAACTAGAGAAATGCGTGAAGGTCAAGACATTTTAAGTGATGCTGGTTTAAGATTTGAATCTCAAACTGGTAGATTTAACGCTAAAGATTATGGCCCACCAGAGGGTTATTTTAAAAAGTTGGTTACAGAACCATTGGGTATAGAAGACGAAACCTTTTTTAAAGGTATAAACGGATATGCTACTTTTGCATCAGTTCTCGGTAACAGGCCGATTATGGCCATGGATGAGATAACTAAGTTTTTAGGATACAGAGCAGAGCTATACGCTCACGCTTATAGAGCATCAGAGAAAGCCAAGCGCCAGGCTAGATTAGACGGCAAAACTGGTGATGAGGTTGAAGACATTGGCTTAAAAGCTATGGGTGATATGTTTGCTAACACACCCAAAGAGGTAGAAGATGTGGCCAAAGACTTTAGCCATATGCTTACCTTTAGTAGAGCGTTAACTGGTAAAGCAAAAGCAATCCAAGAGTTGGCATCCGAGAGCTTGATTGGCAGAATTAATTTGCCATTCGTTAAGACCCCAATTTGGGTTACAAGCGAATCAATGCAGAACAGCATGATTGCACCCCTATCTAGCCAATGGCGAAAAGATATGGCAGAGGGCGGGGCAAAGCGTGAACTAGCTATGGCTAAGTGGGGCATGGGGTCTGGCATTATGATTGGTGTTGGGTCTATGGTTGCAGATGGCCGAGTAACTGGCGGTGGCCCAGCAAACCAAAACCTAAAGTCTGTATACCTAGCAAGCGGTTGGAGGCCATACTCTTTTGTATTCTCTGATGGGGAGTGGGATCAAGAGTTTGTTGACTGGCTTGGCAAAACTGGTATGGATCCATCAATTGGAAAAGACAACAAGCTCTATATACCATTTAGAGGATTAGATCCAATAGCTGGTGCTATGGCAATGATTGCCGATTCTGTTGAATACGCTCGCTACGAAGATGATGACGATAAGGTTGCCCAAATTATGTTGGGTGGCGTATGGGGTCTATACAACTACGTTGGCAACCAGCCTTGGTTAACAGCTCTAAGCTCTGTTACTGGTGCATTTACAACAACCATTGAAAATCCAAAAGCATCTTTTAAGGCTGCCATTACAACCTTGGTTGAGTCTAGCGCTAAGTACGCAATAGAGGGTTCGCCAGCTGGTCTATTTAGTTCTGCTAGGGGAATGGTTGCAAGGGTAACCGATCCTTTATCTAGGGATGTTGGTGGAGATCCTAATGACAATATTTTGTTAAAAGGAATTAGACAGGCGCTGAACTACTACAGGTCTAGAACACCAGGGCTATCAGAAGATTTGCCAGAAAAATATGATTTGTTTGGAGAAGAGATGTATAGAGCTGACCCAGCAAACCCAGCCCTATCATCTCTGTCTGGTGTCCGGTATATGGAAAGCAAGCAGAGAACATCTGATAAGGTGATTATTGCTCTTGGCCTACCTATCCAAATGCCAAAGCGTATCGTTGATGTTGGTGATGTTAAAGTAAAACTGACACCAGAAGAGTATCAGTTCATGCTGAACAGAATAGGTAAGGTTGACGTAGGTGGCAATAAGGTACAGAAGGCTATTGTTGAAACAGCCAAGATGCCTGGCTTTAAATCACTTGGATTGAATGAGCAACAAGAGGCAATCCGAGAGGTATACAGGGAATTTGTAAGCCTAGCAAAAGAAGATATGCTTGAGCGTTTCCCAGCGATATCTATTAGGGCGCAAGAGGCTGAGGCAAAGCTACCAATTTATGGTTTACCAAAATAGGTAATAGACTTTTATGAAAAAATCAACTAGATTAGGGAAATATTATGGCTGATTATCCGATATCGAACATAGCAAGACGTGTGGTCTACACCAATACTGGTGTTGGGCCATATGCCTTTACGTTTGAAATCTTACAAAATACCGATATCGCTGTATATCGAGCTAGTACATTACTGACTCTGACCACAGATTACACAGTAATCATTAACGCTAACGGCACAGGGTCAATTACCTTGGTTGTCCAAGGCACAGGCAATATTACGATTGTTGGCGCAAGAGCAATTCAACGCACTAGCGACTATACGACAGGCGGTGACTTGTTCGCCAGCACCCTTAATACTGACCTAGACTCACAGACCATCTACGCACAGCAAGTCGCAGAGTCAGCCGAGCGTGGGCTAAAGGCTCCTGTAACAGATCCAACTAGCATTAATATGACTCTGCCAGATAAGGTATCTAGAGCTGGTAAAACACTAGCATTTGATAC